TCAGGAGGATCAAGCGGTACATCAGGTAATGCTGGTGTAGCAGGAGAAAGTAATGTAAGTGCTACCTCAGGTTCAGGAGGATCAAGTGGTACTTCAGGAGACGCAGGTGTAGCAGGAGAAAGTAACATAAGCGCAACATCAGGTTCAGGAGGATCAAGTGGTACTTCAGGTAATGCGGGAGCAAGTGCTTCAAGTGATACAAGCGGTTCATCAGGTTCCTCAGGTACATCAGGTGATGACGGTACAGCAGGAGCTAGTACATCTAGTAATACATCAGGATCTTCAGGATCTTCAGGTACATCAGGAGATGCAGGTACAGCAGGGCTTAGTGCTTTAAGCGCAACTTCAGGTTCAGAAGGTTCTTCAGGTACTTCAGGAGACGCAGGTGTAGCAGGTTCAAGTAATGTAAGTGCTACTTCAGGATCAGGAGGTTCTTCAGGTACTTCAGGTAACGCAGGTGTAGCAGGAGAAAGTAACATAAGCGCAACATCAGGTTCAGGAGGATCAAGTGGTACTTCAGGTAATGCTGGTGATGCGGGAGCAAGTGCTTCAAGTAATACATCAGGTTCAAGTGGTTCAAGCGGTACTAATGGTGATGCCGGTCAATCAGGTTTAAGTAACACTTCAGGTTCCTCAGGTACATCAGGTGATGATGGTACTTCAGGGATAAGTGCTACTTCAGGTTCAGGAGGATCATCAGGTACATCAGGAGATGCAGGTAATGCAGGTTCAAGTAATATAAGCGCAACATCAGGTTCAGGAGGATCAAGCGGTACTTCAGGTAACGCAGGTGTAGCAGGTTCAAGTAATGTAAGTGCAACATCAGGTTCAGGAGGTTCAAGTGGTACTTCAGGAGACGCAGGTGTAGCAGGATCTAGTAACATAAGTGCTACTTCAGGATCAGGAGGTTCTTCAGGTACTTCAGGTGGTGCAGGCGTAGCAGGTTCAAGTAATATAAGCGCAACATCAGGTTCAGGAGGATCAAGCGGTACTAATGGTGATGCAGGTAATGCAGGTTCAAGTAATGTAAGTGCTACTTCAGGTTCAGGAGGATCAAGTGGTACAAGTGGAGACGCAGGTGTAGCAGGTTCAAGTAATGTAAGTGCAACATCAGGTTCAAGTGGTTCATCAGGTACAACTGGTATTATAGGTGGAAATGGTGAAAGTGCAGAAAGTGGTTCAAATGGTTCTTCAGGAACAAGTGGTACATCAGGTAATGCTGGTAATGCTGGAGCAAGTGCTTTAAGTAACACTTCGGGTTCAGGAGGTTCTTCAGGTACTTCAGGTAACGCAGGTGTAGCAGGTTCAAGTAACATAAGTGCTACTTCAGGTTCAGGAGGATCAAGTGGTACTTCAGGAGACGCAGGTGTAGCAGGTTCAAGTAATGTAAGTGCAACATCAGGATCAGGAGGATCAAGTGGTACAAGTGGAAATGCAGGTGTAGCAGGAGAAAGTAATGTAAGTGCTACTTCAGGATCAGGAGGTTCTTCAGGTACCTCAGGTAATGCGGGAGCAAGTGCTTCAAGTAATACAAGTGGTTCATCAGGTTCAACAGGTACTTCAGGTAATGCTGGTAATGCTGGAGCAAGTGCTTTAAGTAACACTTCAGGTTCAGGAGGATCATCAGGTACATCAGGAGATGCAGGTAATGCAGGTTCAAGTAATGTGAGCGCAACATCAGGTTCAGGAGGTTCTTCAGGTACTTCAGGTAATGCAGGCGTAGCAGGATCTAGTAACATAAGCGCAACATCAGGTTCAGGAGGTTCAAGTGGTACTAGTGGTGCAGCAGGAGCTAGTGCTTCAAGTAATACTTCAGGATCAAGTGGTTCAGCAGGATCTTCAGGTACTGCAGGTGCTGCTGGAAATAGTAAAACAAGTAATACTTCAGGTTCAAGTGGTTCATCAGGTACAAATGGTGTTGTAGGTACTGGGGGTGGAAGTGCAACAAGTAACACTTCAGGTACTTCAGGTTCAACAGGGTCAAGTGGTATAGGTGGAGCTGGTGGAGTATCGGGAGGATCAGGTTCAGCAGGTACCTCAGGTACTTCAGGATTAAGTAATACAAGTGGTTCATCAGGTTCAGCAGGTACTTCAGGTTCAAGTGGTGTCGTAGGTGGGTCAGGTGCTTCAATTACAATCACTACTCAAAATGATTTGTTAATTGATGGAGCTACTTCAAATACACTAGATACAAGTAGAACTCTTAGTATTAATAATCCATTTAGATTAGGACAAGATAGAACCAGTAACTCAGGAAATATAGAATACTCAGTTCCTTCAGCAGTAAACAACCAAAGTGGTGAAATTATATTTACTGGTAAAGGTAATGGAGGAACTACTCCAGCTTTTGGAGATATTCTAGTTTTGGATCAAGGATTTTGGTATAAAGCCCAAGGTGATGATGTTGCTACTTCAACTGGAATAATGGGTATTTCTTTAGGTACTAACCCAACATTAGATGGAGTTTTAATAAGAGGAATGTTTAGAACAACAAAATCATGGGGGTTAGGAGGTGGAGAACCTTTTTATCTATCAACTACATCAGCTGGGAATGGACAATCTTCAGCTCCAACAACCTCAGGAGATATTGTTAGAATAGTTGGGTATGAAATATATGTAAGTGGATCTAATAGGTTATATTATATATGTCCTGATAATACTTGGATTGAACTTGCTTAAAAATTTAATATTATGGAATATATATCCCAAAGTTTAACATTTGAAGAAAGTAAAATATTATTTACACATCCCTTTGATGTAAACGATGAATATCAAGTAATGATGGATTGGGAAGATACTTTAATGTCAGCATCTGCCGCCTATGCTTGCGAAGGAGGGGGGGATATTCTTGAAATAGGATTTGGAATGCATATATCTGCTGATTATATTCAATCTCATAGTATTAATTCCCATACAATTATTGAAAACCATCCAGACATACTCATTAAAGCAAATGAATGGGCAGCGGATAAACCTAATGTAACTATAGTAGAAGGAGATTGGTATGATATAAAAGATACTTTAAGTACTTATGATGGGTTATTTTATGATACTTATGGAGATGATAATATGCAATATTTTGCAGATTCATTACCTTCACTAATGAATGAAGGTGGAAAAGCTACTTGGTGGAATAATATACCTAGTAGTAGTAATTATTATGGAATATCTAATGTTGTTTATGATATCCATAATGTTAACCCCCCACAAAATAGTTATTTTAACCATAAAGAATATTATTTACCTAAAAAACAGTTTTAAATAATGGCGACATTTACTCAAGCAACAAGTGGATTTGGTGTAATCCTGGGGCAAGTTACTACAGGATGGACTAATGTTCGTAACCTTAGTACAGGAACTTCAGTAAGCCAAGGAACAATAAATAATTTTTCAAGTTGTGGTGTTGGTGTTTTTTCTGGAAGAGGTGCACCAACAAACCGTATATGTAGAACATTTGGATGGGCCGATTTATCAGCCTATGCTCCTAATATAACAACACTTTCTTTTGATTTACAATCCCATTATGTTAGCAGTGCAGGTTTAAATGCAGTTGATTGTATAGTTTGTGAAAGTTTTGCTTATAGTAATGCAGCTAGTACAACTCTATCAGCCTCAGACTTTAACATAAGTGGTGGTTGGAATGTAAACAAAACTTATTCTTCATCTACTTCTTGGGTAAGCACTCCATTTTCACTTACAGGCAATTCGACTGCTATATCAGATGCAAATTCTCAAGGTTATATTAATTTTGTAGTAATTAATAATACTTATGATTACTTTGATATAGACCCTGGTGCTGCTCCTGTAAATCTTTTTGGTGGTGTTAATCTAACCCCTGCAAATAATGATGTAAGTGGAAATTATAATGCGGGTTATCCAAATTACTTAAATGGAATAAGTGTGCTTGTAACTGTAGATAATATTAATGATGTAGGTACTTCTACTATAGATAACATAAATGATGTTTAATAGCTTGGATATGTTATAATTTTTACTTATATTGGTTAAATAGTTTTAAAAAAGTGTTTTATGAAAAAAATTTTAATCATTGCACCCCACTTATCAACTGGGGGGCTTCCACAATATTTAACAAAAAAAATAGAATTATTAAAAGAAGAATTTAATATTTATTTAGTTGAATGGAATGATTCTACTGGGGGTAAACTAGTAGTACAAAAAAATAAAATAAAAAACTTATTACCTAAAAATAATCTTTTTACATTTGGGGAAGATAAAACAGAATTATTTAATATAATTAATAAAATTCAACCTGATATCATTCATTTAGAAGAAATTCCTGAATATTTTATGGATGATAATATAGCTAGAAAATTATATTCTGTAGATAGGGATTATTTTTTAGTTGAGACTTCTCATGATTCTTCAATGAATACAGATAATAAACTTTTCTTTCCTGATAAGTTTATGTTTGTATCTAACTGGCAAATAGATCAGTATAAAAACATAGATATACCTAAAATATTAGTAGAATATCCAATTGAATATACCCTACGCCCTGATAGAGTAAGTGCTTTAAAACGCTTAAACTTAGACCCATCAAAAAAACATATTCTACACATTGGTTTATTTACTTCTAGAAAAAATCAAAAAGAATTTTTTGAGTATGCAAGAGCTTTACCTGAATATGAATTTCATAGTGTAGGAAATCAAGCCGATAACTTTAAATGGTATTGGGAACCCTTAATGAAAGAAAAACCTGATAATTTAACATGGTGGGATGAAAGAACAGATGTTGAAAATTTCTACCAATCAATGGATTTATTTTTATTTACATCTAGGGGAACAGCTAATGATAAAGAAACAATGCCTCTAGTTATTAGAGAAGCTCTATCATACCAAATACCACAACTATTATATAATTTAGAAGTTTATCAAAATTATTTTGATAGCTATGATTCTATTAATTATTTAGACTTTAATGATTTCGATAAAAATGTTTCATTAATTAAAAATCAATTTAATAATTCTGCTGAAATATTTGAGGAAGAAGAAGCATATGTTGTTTGTACCTACCCAGAAACCCAAGCTGTTGTAGATACAACTATAGAATGTATAAAAGCTTTAAGAAAAGAAAGTAATCGAAAAATAATAATTTCAGCACACTGTCCAGTTCCTAAAGAACTCCAAGATATGGTTGATTATGTATTTTATGAAAAAAATAATTTATTAACAAAACATACATTTTATTCAGGGTATTGGATGAGAGGAAACCAATATGATACTCATGTTAATTTAAGAGGTGAGGATAATGATAGATATCATGGACCAGCTTGTTATACTTCATTTTATAATCCAGCAACATTTGCAAAAAACCTAGGGATTAAAAAATTATACTATATCAATTTTGATTATATATTAAAAGATAAATCCCATATAGATTATGTTTCAAATAAATTAAATAATCATGATGTTTATTTTGGAGAAAATATAGCACAAGAAGGCAATTGCTATTTTACATATTTTTTTGGAGCTAGACCAGAAGCTATTTTAAACCATTGCCATTTTATTGAAGATGAAAACCAGTATAATAGTTTAATGGGTAAACATGGTGCTGAGTCTAATGGTATTGAGAATTTATATTACCATATATTTAAAAATAATAAAAACAGTTTTATTGAAACTAGAGAAAAATTTGAAAGTGATGTAGAAAAATATTTTGATTTTAAAGATTATTCAATGGTTGAATATTATACTATCCTTCCTACGGATGTTGACAATCATTTTTGCCCCTGGATAACTATTTCTAATGCTAAAGAAAGCAAAGATATTTATTATACTGTAGAAAAGAATGGAGAAACTATTATTAATAGGTTATTAGAAGTTAGAGGGAAGTATCATTTTTGGGATTTAATAAAATATGATTTGAATGATTTATTTACAGTTACATTTGATGTTAGAGATACTGTAACAGGAGAAACAGTAAAATACCATAAATTTGAATTAAATCAAGAATATTTTTCAAATATAATGCCAGATAATGGTATGTTTAATTGGAAAGGAGATAGAAGTAGATATAATCCTAAAATTAAATTACTACATTTAGTAACAGACCCAAAAAATAATAAAAAAGAACAAAGGTCAATAAATAATTTAAAAGAATTCTGCAATAATACGGGAATTATATATGATATGAGGGTGAATAAAATATGGAAAGAATTACCCCCATCAGAGAATTGCCACAGACCAGAACATATATCTTTAACCCCTGCTCCTATAGGAAATGGTTTTGGAAAATTAACTCCAGGTCATTATGGGTGTTACTTAGCTCATAAAAATGCTATATGTTTAGATGATAATAAAGATTATGATTTTATTTTAATTTTTGAAGGCGATACTATTGTAGATTCTGACATTGAAGAATTATACAACTCTTTATTTAGATTTAATAATATAGCTCTTGCTGAAGGTTTAGATTTAGTTGGGTTTGGTAATCCCCCAACATCTACAAATATTAAAGGTAACAAAAATCAAGACGTTTATTGTGATGTGATACCTTTTGTACCAGCACAATCATATTTAATACCTAATAAAAGTTTAAGTAATTGGAAAGAAAAACTAGAAAACAAAAAATGGGAAGCTTGGGATTTATGGATTATGAATATAGGACAAATGAAATCGGGAATAGCTGAAAAAGTTTATACTAAACACCTCCCAGGATTTAGTTTAGTTGATCAGATTGAAAAAAATAAAGATAATGATAACCCCTTAATATTTACTGATTAATGAAATTAAATATATGTCATGTAGACCCAGCTTGTGGTTTAAATATACCCCCTAAAAATTGGGGAGCAATAGAAAAAATTATTTGGGAGTTTGAAATAAACCAAACATTATTAGGTCATAATTCTACCCACAAATTAGAAGCTAAAATCCAACCTGGAGAGTTTGATATTGTACACTGCCATGTGGCTAATTTAACTAAAGGTTTAAGAGAAAGGGGTATACCCTATATCTACCAATTACATGATCATCATGTTTTACATTATGGTCCAAATTCCAATGTATACAAAGAAAATCTAGAGGCAATTGAAGGTTCATTAATATCTTTAATGCCTGCTAATTGGTTAGTTGATTATTTTAATCACCCTAAATGTGTTTATTTTTCTCATGGGGTTAATATTGATGAGTTTTATCCTAAAGAAATTATAAAACCAACCCCTTCAAACCCAAAGTTACTAATGTTAGCTAATAATGGTTTAGGGGGAGATGAAGCCTTTGACAGAAAAGGATTTGAATATGGTTTAGGTTTAGCTATGATTAATAATTTAGAAATTACTATAGCTGGGCCTTCTAATAATAAAAACTTTTTTAATAATCACATTTGGATGTTAAACTACCCTAAATTAAATTTGGTATTTGATACACCTAATACTAAACTCCTTGATTTATACCACCACCATGATATTTTTATCCACCCTACAATGTTAGAAGCAGGACATCCTAATTTAACAATGTTAGAAGCTTTAGCTGCTGGGTTACCTGTTATTGCTGATTGGGAAATGGAAGTTGATTTACATGGATGTTGGAGATCACCCCGTAATATTTTTGAAATGGATAAGGGTTTAAAAGATATTTTAAATATTTGGTCTGATTATAGAGAAAAAGGTTTAGAAACAGCTACTAATTTATCTTGGTTAAATAGAACAAAAGAATTAATTAAAATATATAAAAATCATATATGAAACGTAATACCCGTTTAGTTAGTATAAAAAATACCCCTATGATGATATTTGAGGGGCCTGAATGCATATCAGATGATATAGTTAAATATAATGATTTTTGGGAATTTAATTTGTTTAACTGTTTTAAACAATACTTTCCAAAAGAAGGATTAATGTTAGATATTGGAGCTAATATAGGTGCTCATTGTGTACAATTTAAACATTATTTTCCTGATTTAAAAATATGGGCTTTTGAACCTTTTTTTGAAAATTATAACCTATTAAAAACTAATACTGATAGGTATAATGATGTTCATTGTTTTAATGTGGGGGTAGGAAGTAATAATTCAATGGTCCATTTTGGGGGTGAAGAAGAAAAAAACTCAGGAGTAGTAAAAGTTGTCCCTAATGGTAATATTACTAATTTAGTTATGGCTTTAGATTCAATTTCTTTCCCTGAACCTATTAAATTTATCAAAATTGATATAGAAGGCCATGAATTATCTGCTTTTGAGGGTATGAAAGAAACTATATTAAAATATAAACCTCTAATATGGTTAGAAGATAATAAAAAAACAGCAGTCTCCTATTTGGAAAAATTAGGATATAAAATAATTTTAAAACAAACCGCAACTAACGATTATTTAATGGTATGAAAGAAATTTTAGTAAAAGAATATAATAATTTAATTAAAAAACCAATTAAATCTTTATTTCCCACAAATAATATTTATAGCACTTTTGTTAATGGGGCTAAAATTGAAATTTTAGGGGATATAAAGAAAAAATATAAAGTTCAGTTTATCGATAGAAACACAAATAAACTTCTTCATGAAACCGAAATAAGTAATAATATGTGGTCTAAACTAAATAAACAATACCATATTGATTGTTTAATTAAAATAATAGATTTAGAAACTAATGAAATAATAGAACATACATTTAATGCAGGGGATAAAAAAGTTTATATACACTTTGCTTCAAAAGCTTTAGGTGATACTATAGCGTGGATGCCATATGCCGAAGAATTTAGAAAAAAACATAAATGTAGATTAATTGTATCAACATTCCATAATAAAATGTTTGAAGAAAATTACTCAAACATTGAATTTATTGAACCTGGAACTATCCAAAAGGATTTATATGCTATGTATGAGGTAGGGTGGCATTATAATGAAGAAGAAAAAATTGATTATAATAGAAATCCTTTAGACTTTAGAAAAATTCCATTACAAGGGGCAGCCTATAGCATTTTAGGACTAGAATCAAAAGAAATTAAACCTAAACTAACATTTAAAAATACAGGATCTACTATAGAAGGTGATTATGTGGTTATAGCACCTCATGGTTCAGCTCATGTTAAGTATTGGAATCGAAAAGATGGATGGCAAACTGTAATAAATTATTTAAATAATAAAGGCTACAAAGTAGTAATGATTACCCAAGAACCCTTAGGAGATAAGTGGCATGATTCTAAATTAGGAGGTACTTTAACAGGGGTTATTGATAAAACAGGTAACCACCCTCTAAGTGAAAGAGCAAATGATATAATGAATGCTAAAGCATTTATAGGTATTGGAAGTGGTTTAAGTTGGTTAGCTTGGGCTTTAGAAACACCTGTAGTTATGATATCTGGATTTAGTGAAGCCTATAGTGAATTTGAAGATTGCGAAAGAATATCTCCTCCCAAAAACAAATGCTCAGGATGTTTTAATAGAATAAGGTTAAACGGTGGGGATTGGGAGTGGTGTCCTGACCATAAAGATACAGATAGGATGTTTGAGTGTACTAAATCAATAACACCCGATTTAGTAATAAATTCTATAAACAATCAATTATTAAAAAGTTTTTAATATTTATAATAAGAAATAAAAAAGCATACAATTTTAACAAATACTTTAATATTTATAACAAGATGGAAAGCAAAGTTCTAACAAAAGAAGAAATTCAAACACTAACCGAATTAAAAGAAAAATATAATAAGTTAGTAATAGTTTTAGGTGAAACCGAAGCCCAAGTAATGGATTTGGAGTTAAGGAAAGAACAAATTAAATCTAATTTAATTACCCTTAAACAAGATGAAGTGAAGATAGGGAAAGAATTAGAAGAAAAATATGGAAACGGAACTATTTCATTAGAAAGTGGTAAGTTTTCTCCAACAGAGTAAATTTTTAACAAAACTTCATATATTTATTATCAAAATAATAACAATTTAACAACATGGCAGAAACATTAATTTCCCCAGGAGTATTAGCAAGAGAAAATGATCAATCCCAGATTACTTCTCAACCAATACAGGCTGGTGCAGCGCTAGTAGGACCAACCGTAAAAGGTCAAGTCAATATTCCAAAACTTATAACTACTTATAGTGAATACCAAGCTAATTTTGGTACTACTTTTGAGAGTGGTTCTGTAAATCAGATGGATGAATATACTTTCTTCACATCAATTTCAGCATATAACTACTTCACAAACGGTGGTACATCATTAATTGTTACTAGAGTAGCATCAGGTGATTTTACATCAGCAACTTCTTCAAGAATTTTTAATGACGTAGAAAGTGGAAATATTCCACCAGCTACTGATTTATTTGGTTCTTATACTTCAGGAGGTAGTGATGGTACAGCAGGTACTTATGTAGGTAAACCAACAACAGTATCTCCAGCAGGAGGAACTGGTTTAACCGTAACAGTAGTAACTAACACAGCTAACGGAAAAATTAAAACAGATGCTGATCAGCTTGTGCCTGGAATTTCTACAAACACTGTAGTTGCCGGGGCAGAAGTATATCCTGGAGTATCATTAACAAATGCTGGTGGTACTGATGGAAGTGGAGCCATAGCTACTGTAACAGTAACAGGAACAACTGCTCCAACGGTAACTGGTATAACAATTACAAATCCTGGATCAGGATATGTAGATACTGACCAATTATCAATAGCAGGAGGATTATTAGGAACTGGACAATTAATAAATGATGGTACTAATATACTTAGTATATCTAACGGAGCTTCATATAACATTGGTGGTGGAGCACCAGCAACTGGTTTAGCTACTACAGTATCTCCAGCAGGAGGAGAAGGAGCTACAATTGACGTAACATCAGATGGAACAAATGTTTCAGTATTAACAGTTGAAAATATTGGTACTGGTTATTCAGATGGTGATGTAGTAAATGTTTCTCAAGCAGCTTTAGTTGCCGCGGGATTTGCATCAGCAGCTGCGGGTGGTATAGACATTACATTAGGTAGTGCAAACCTCCAAAACTCAGGAGAAGTAATAATTGATGTAGCAGAAACTGATTTATTAGTAGAAGTAGCATCTATAACAACTGTAGCAGAAGGTACAGGATATGCTATAGGTGATGTAGTAACAGTAGCGGCAGCAGAAATAGGTACCCCAACAGCTGACTTAGTAGTAACTTTAGTAGATGCTGACATTACAGATGAAAATGCTTTCACATTAGAAACAATGGGTGAAGGTATAATTATGAATAGTGCTGGTGATGAAGCATCAACAGGAGCCCTAACAAATGGTACATCAGATAATATTAGATGGGAGATAGTTTCTCCAAATACATCATCAGGTACATTTAGTGTAGTTATTAGACAAGGTAATGATAATACAAGATCAAAATCAGTACTAGAAAGCTTTAATAATGTATCATTAGATCCAAAATCTTCAAATTATATTTCAAGAATAATAGGTGATCAAAAACAAGTAATTAGAGGATCAGGAACAGATGTTTATTTACAAACAACAGGATCATTTGCTAATGCTTCAAGATATGTAAGAGTAAAAGAAGTTAAATTTAAAACTCCAGACTATTTAGATAATAGTGGGATAGCAAAAGATCAATACACAGCTTCTATACCAGTAGCGGCTTCAGGAACATTTGGAGATGCAGTAGGTACCATTTTAACAGGAACTGGTAAATATTACCAATATATTACTGGAAATGATACTCAAGGATTAGTAGGAAGTGATTATACAACAGCTTTTAACATATTAGCTAATAAAGATGATTTTAAATATAATCTCATCTCAGCTCCAGGATTATACCAATCAGATTATAGCTCAGTATTAAATACTTTAATTGCAAATACTGAAAATAGAGGAGATAATATTGTAGTATTAGATCTTGAAGCTTATGCTTCATCAATAACAGCAGTAAGTACTACAGCAGCCGCTCAAGATACATCATATGCAGCTTCATATTGGCCTTGGTGTATGGTAACTGATCCAGATTCAGGACAAAGAGTTTGGGTACCAGCAGGAACATTAATTCCAGGAGTTTATGCTAACAATGATAGAACAGCAGAAGCATGGTTTGCTCCAGCAGGTATTAATAGAGGTGGATTAGGTCAAGTAATTCAAGCTGAAAGAAAATTAACTCAAGCTAATAGAGATACATTGTATACAGGTAAAGTAAATCCAATAGCAACATTCCCAGGAAGAGGAGTTGTAGTATTTGGACAGAAAACATTACAAAATACAGCAAGTGCTTTAGATAGAGTTAATGTTAGAAGATTGCTTATTGCCCTTAAAAACTATATTTCTCAAATATCTGATAATTTAGTATTTGAACAAAATACAGCAGCAACAAGAAATATATTCTTAACACAAGTTAATCCATACCTAGAATCAGTACAACAAAGACAAGGTTTATACGCGTTTAAAGTTGTAATGAACGATTCAAATAATGGACCTGACGTAATTGATAGAAATGAATTGAGAGGTGCTATATACATTCAACCTACAAAAACAGCAGAATTTATATACCTAGATTTCAATATTCTTCCAACAGGAGCTGAATTTCCTGCATAAGAATTAGAAAATATAATATTTATAATTGAATAAAAATAAAACAAACATAAAATGGCAGTATTAGACCCAAACGAAATATTTTTCACCGCTTTTGAACCCAAAGTAGCTAATAGGTTTATAATGTATGTTGATGGTTTTCCATCTTACATTATAAAGGGTGTTAGTGGATTAGGTTTTGCACAAGATGAAATTACATTAAATCATATCAATACTTATAGAAAAGTAAAAGGTAAATTAAGATGGAATGATATTACTATGCAGTTATTTGATCCAATTACACCATCAGGTGCTCAAGCAGTAATGGAATGGGTTAGATTACACCATGAATCAGTAACAGGTAGAGATGGGTATAGTGATTTCTATAAAAAAGATTTAACTATAGATGTATTAGGTCCTGTAGGTGATGTAGTTAGTGAATGGATTATAAAAGGTGCATTTATTAAAGATGGTTCATTTGCCGATATGAATTGGGACACTGATGGTGAAGCAATGAATATTGACTTAACAATCGGAATGGATTATTGCGTATTAAATTTCTAATAACAATAAATATTTTTTTAAAAATAGCTTGGCTTCGGTCAAGCTTTTTTTTATGTTATGTATGTATACATGATAATTAAGTTATAACAAATAAAATTTATATGGAAGAATTAAAATTACCCACTGAACAAGTAGACCTCCCCTCAAAAGGTTTAGTCTATTCTAAAGACAATCCTTTATCTTCTGGAGTCATTGAAATGAAATATATGACTGCTAAAGAAGAAGATATTTTAACTAATCAAAATTACATTAAAGATGGAACGGTTGTTGATAGGTTACTAAAGGCATTAATTGTATCAAAAATTAACTATGATGATTTAATTGTAGGAGATAAAAATGCAATTATGGTAGCAGCGCGTGTTTTAGGGTATGGTAAAGACTATACTTTTAATTATGATGGGGAAACTGTAACTGTAGATCTATCAGAGTTAGAACAACGTTTTATCGATGAAGAAGTATTAATTGAAAAAAATACTAACCAATTTTCATTTACACTACCTCACTCAAAGGTTGAAATTACTTTTAAACTATTAAATAATAGAGATGATAAATCTATTAAAGCTGAAATAAAAGGTTTAAAAAAGATAGATAAAAAAGCATCCCCTGAATTATCAACTCGTTTAAAATATATGATTACTTCTATAAATGGTGATAGTGATGTAAAGACTATTAGAGAATTTGTAGATAATTATATGCTAGCTAGAGATTCAAGAGCATTTAGAGAATATATTAGAGAATTCCAACCAGATATTGATTTAACTTTCAACCATGTGAGTAGTGACGGCAACGAAAGGGATCTTACCCTTCCGATGACCGTCAACTTTTTTTGGCCTGACAGCGACTTATAGGATCAATCTCTTCAAGACCATCCATGAAATAGTATATTATGGAAATGGTGGTTATGATTGGAATACTGTTTATAGTATGCCTATATGGTTGCGGAGATTTACCTACCAGCAAATCCACGAAGCAAGATCTGCAGAACAAGAAGCAATGAAAAAAGCTTCTAAAGGGAAGGGGACTAATATAGATTTAAATAGTAATATTAAACAAAAAATCCCTAAACAAGCACTTCAACCAAAACAAAAACTATCTCCAAATTATGTTACGAAGGCATCAAGAAAATGATGCCTTCTAATATTTATAACAAAATATAATTTTAGATGGCTGATCAAAAAGACATACAAAATCAAAAGGATCTCAATAATGAGATGTCTCAAACTAAATCCAATCAAAAGGATATTAATAAGGAGATGTCCATAACTAAATCTTTTGAAGAACAAATTATTGACCTTTTAAGTAAAAGAAGAGGAATTAATTCTGATGTACTTTCAGATCAGCAAGATATAGCAAATACTCTCCAAGATCAAGTTAAACAACAAAAATTCTTAAACTCAGAAAAAAAATTAGCTAGAGATATATCAAACCAGATTACAAAGATAGCACAAGACACTTATGCAGTTACTAAAGATGAATTAGGTCTGACCCAAACAAATTCTAAATTAAAAAAACAACAACAAACTTTAGAAAAAAATATTATTTTAGCAAAACAACAACAAGCTAAATTTTCTAAAATGTCTTTAGAAGGAGATATAGAAAGTAGAAAATTAAATGCTGAAATTGCTAGATCATTAGGAGAACAAGCTAAACAAGCACAAAAAACAAGTACACAAATAGATTCAATTGCAAAAGGTTCTGAAGGAATATCAAAAGCTTTAGGGGTTAAAACCTTTGGTGGTTTATCTGAAATAATGGAAAAAGTCCCAGGATTAAGTAAATTTAGTGGTCCTTTTAAAGAGGCAGCAGAAGCTGCTAGGGAACATGGAGCAGCTGAAATTGAAAGAAACATGGCTGTAAATAAAGGGATAAGTGAATATAAACAGCTAAGAGCAGAAGGTGTAGGGATGTCTGAAGCTATGAAACAAGCTGGGGTTAATGCTAAACAAATTAAAGTAGGTGAATTACCTTTAAAAGCCCCTGGAACCCTCAAAGCAGGTTTTAAATCTTTAGGACCTGCCATTGCTAAAGCATTTGGTCCTATAGCTTTAGCAACTACAGCATTGAATATGGTAATTAAAGCCTTTAAATCTGCTGACCAATCTGCAGGTCAATTAGCTAAAAGTCAGGGAATATCATATGAAGAAGCACGTAAATTTAATCAAGAAATTGCTGACTCAGGAGTAACAAGTGGTAAACTGTTAACTAATACTAAAGATGTAGTAGCTGCCCAAATAGAATTAAATAAAATATTTGGAACATCTCTTAAATTTTCAAATGAATTTGCAGCTGAATTTTCAGAAATACAAAAAAGAACAGGTCTATCAGGACATGCAATGGAATTATTTGCTGAAAAAGCAATGTTAGGTGGAACTTCTATACAAGATCAATTAGAAAAAGTTACAGCTGTTACTCAAGAATTAAATGCCCAAAATTCAATTTCACTAAGTGCTAAAGACATTCAAGAAGGTATTGGTCAAATGTCAGCTTCCCAAATATTAAATAATAAAATGAATACCAAAGAAATGGCTAACCAGGTATTTCAAGCTAAAATGTTAGGTATTTCTCAATCTCAATTAGAAGGTGTTCAAAGTAAGTTATTAGATTTTGAAAGTTCAATTGCAGCTGAAATGGAAGCTGAATTATTAACAGGTAAACAACTTAATTTAGAAGGAGCTAGAGCCGCAGCATTAGCAGGTGACCAAGCTAAACTAGCAGCTGAATTAAGAAAAGAAGTAGGTACAGCTGCTGAGTTTGGGGCAATGAATGTAATCCAACAAGAAGCAATGGCTAAAGCATTTGGGTTGTCTAGAGATGATATGTCTAAAATGTTAATAGAACAGGAAAAACTTGCGTCTCTACAAAAAGCATTTGGGGGTGATGTTAAAACAATGAGTGAGGCCCAAGCTGAATATAATAGATTATCAGCAGCCGGTGAATTAACAGAAAAGAAAAAGAAAGAATTAGCTGAAGCAGGAGTATTAGATCAACTAGAATCAGTATCACAACAAGAAAAATTAACTGCTATTACTGAAAAGTTAACAGATTTATTTATTCAACTAGCTGACCCATTAATTCCTGTAATCAGTAAAATTATGGATATAGGAGCAGCAATAATTCAATTTGTAGCACCAGCATTTAAAATGCTTGGAAAAGTAATTGAAGGTATAATGGTTGTCCTTCAACCTATAGTCGATGCCTTTATGCTTATAGGAGAATTAATTGGTTCATTCTTTGACCCAACACAATCATTTTTTGACACTTTAAGTGAAGCTGATCCTTTAGTACAAGGTTTAGCTGTAGCTTTTGGAATTGTAGGAACAGCTTTAGTAGTATCTATTTTACCATCTATTGCAGCTGCTGTAATTTCAATGGGGGCACTTGCTATTGAAGCCGGTATAGCAGCAGTTGCAGCAGTCACCAGTGCATCAGCAATGACTTTAGGTGTTGGAGCAATTGCAATAGCTGCTGGTATAGCAACAGTAGTAGCTGCTATGAGTAGCGCTGAACCAGCAGGTGATATGTTTTCTCCAGCTGATGGTAGAACACAAATATCAACAAAAGAGGGTGGATTATTTGAACTTTCCCCAAATGATGATTTCATGGCGGCTCCGGGTATATCTAATATGATGAGTAGTAGTAACCCTACACCACCATCAACTCCACCAGCAACCTCATCACCTACAAGTAATACCTCCCAACAAGGGACAACTCAATCTAACCAACAGTTAGTAGAATTAAACGCTAAAATGAGTAGGTTAATATCAATTATAGAAAAAGGTGGTGATGTTATTATAGATGGAGCTAAAGTAGGTAAATCATTAGTATTAGCATCTTCTAAAATAGGTTAATATTTATAATAAAATAACAATTAAAATAAAAAATTATGTCAAATTCAATTGAAAATATGTTTAACTCAAATGGTTCTAATTTAGGAGTTCCTGTATCTCCAAATTCTAACCCTTTAACTGATCCTGCTATTAGTATTGTAGGTAATTCTCAACTTCATAATCAATATTCTAATATTGGAGATCCTAGTTTACAAAACCCAGCTTATACAAATTTTGGAGCTGGAGCTATGGGGTATACAAATCCATCTACTTCACAATTAGGTGAGACAGCCAACTCATACCAAGAACCAGTAAATAGATACGCAAATAATTTACCTGCAGGAGCAGCCGGACTTTAATACCAACATATGCCTTTAATTAACTTCCAAACAGATTTAACTAATCTACCTTGGGGAAGAGATAAACGTGGCGGGGGAGATAGTAATCAACCTTACATCACTAAAGAAATCCCTAAAGGTTTAGAATCAGATGACCTTCCTGTAAGATCAGGTCCTGATTTTATAGTTAGAGGAGGGTTAAAAATGGTAACCAATGCTGTAGATGATGTAAGTAGGTTATTTAAAATGTTTATAGATACTAAAAACTTATCTGCAGGGATTGGGTTTATAGTTAAACAAAATATTTTATCTAGAACATCTGTAAAAACCCCAGCTTCATTTGGTTTAGGGTATGCTGGTTCAAGAGATTATTATTTTGAAGATGGTATTAATGGGTTAGCAGCTACTGGAGGGGGAAATATTAATCAAGGAGTTTATACTCCAATATCAACTTTAGCACAAGCTGTAGGTAATGGTTTGGGGTTACATGCTAATTTATTAGGTATAGATCCATTTTCTCCTATGAGTGGTGTAGTAGAAGGCTCATTATTTTCGGGAGGTTTAGATGAGGGGTTAAGTTTATTAGGTTTAAACACCTATGAAGCTGCTACTAAAAAGTTTAATGAAACCTCTGATGGTAATAAATTAGTAATATTTAATAATAGAGCTAATGAAAGAGGAACAGATAATGATCAAAATATTTATTCCTATGGTGGAGGACCAGGATCTATATTAGGGATAGGTAAAACAAATATTAGATTTGCAGATCAAAGAACTGGATTAGCAAATGCAAATGGTAGTGGAATAGAAGCAGGAACTTATCAAGTAGGCCTAGCAGCAAGGACATGGACAGATCAAATTCAAGGTTTAGTTAAAGGAGATTTTAGTGGGGGTGGTGAATATGCTTCTTCCAAATACCTCAAATCTTTCCCTATGGGGGATCAAGCTTTCTTTGCAAATTCTGATAGCTTATTTTATGACGTAAATGGGGAAGCTATTGTAATAGGAAAAGAGAAAGGTTGGACACAAAATTTCCCCACTTCTGTTAATAGTTTATTTTCAGGCTCAGTGGAAATAAATCCCAGTGTGTTGTATAAAAACAACTCAAGAACTTATAATCTATCCCAAATAGCAGACAGTTCAAATGTAATTGGGGGAAATCAAGCAGGGTTAGATCCCACAGACTTTAGAAAAAATTTATATACAGCTTCAACTCAAGATATTTTACCCCCTACAGAAGACCCCTTAAAACCTTTTGAGGGTGGAAGCCAAAAATCATCAGTATTATCAGTTTCCCCAAATTATAGAACTAAAAATATTGATTCAAGACTAAATATGGGTCAGCCTGGTAAATCTGGGGGAGGGTTTAAAGAAACATTTGATGGGTCTAAAAACGTATGGAATTACTCAATAGCAGCAAGCCAATCCATGGCTTTAGACAAAATGACAGCAAATCCTATGTATGTACATACAAACGGTGCTGATGGGTCTAGGGCTATTAATGACTCTGTAAAATTTAGAATAGCAGCTATTAATAATAATAATCCAAGTCAAGCTGTTTATATGCATTTTAGAGCATTTATAGATAGTATGGATGATAATTATTCATCTACTTGGAATCCTGTAAACTATGCCGGAAGAGGTGATACCTTATATAATTATGGAGGGTTTAATAGAACTATGAATTTATCATTTACTGTAGCGGCCCAATCAAAAGCAGAACTTATACCTATGTATAAAAAATTAAACTATTTAGCTTCTACTCTAGCTCCTAGTTATAATTCATCAGGGTTTATGAGAGGTAATTTAGTTAGATTAACTATAGGTGGTTATGTGTATGAACAACCAGGATTTATTACATCATTAACTTATACAGTCCCTGAAGCATCACCTTGGGAAATTGCAATTAATAGTGAAGGAACAAGTGATACTAGTGTTCAAGAACTCCCTCATGTTATTCAAGTAACCGGGTTTTCATTTACCCCTATTCATACATTCTTACCATCAAAACCAGAAGGTACAAGTAAAGAAGAAACTGAAGCATTAGCAAATAATCCTCTATCAACCGAAGCAGGAAGTAATAATGGAAATCAAAGGTTTATATCTTTAGCTCGTGGCATAAGTGATTCATCAGATAGTATTTTTACAAGTTATAATGACAAATACCCTACATATGAGCCTAATACCCCATCTGATGGTGATAACCAATCAATTACAGAGGAATAATGGATAGATATAATGGAGTAAAAATATTAAGAAATAAAAACCAATACGTTGGAACCCCCAATACTCAGTATTATAATGGGGTTACTTATCCACTTATTCCAAATTCAGAAACTGATCTTTGGATTGAAACAGAATTTGGGGATAGATTAGATAATTTAGCAAACCAGTTTTATGGGGATGTTAATTTGTATTGGATTATTTCTATTGCAAATCCTAATAAAATTAATATGGGTTCTTTTACTTTACCTGTAGGATCACAAATTAGAGTCCCAACGAAAATAGTAAATATAGTAGACGATTATAATGTTTTAAATAAATAAGTTATGAATATATTAGGAGAACCTTTTGATGATTACGTCAAAACCCAGATTGAAGTCCGCCAGGAAGCTCTTGGAAAGTATGGGAATATATCAGAAAAGGATTTATTATCTTTTACTACTAAGGCACCCTTCTTAAAATTAATGAGTTCTGTTAATTTAACCAATAGAGGTTCTGATAATAATGAATTATCATCTTCAGTATTAAAAAAATTAGTAGCATCTGGAATTAATGAAAATGATATTTCAGGTGAAAAATTAGCAAAATCTTGCATTCTTCAAGGAGGAACAATTAATTCATCATCTTCAATGCCCGAAGCAGGATTGTCTAATGGTGGTTTAAATGGAGCTTATGGTTGGGGAGGTATATCAGAACGAGGATATGTCCCATTACCAGGAATAACAAACGCTAATATAACTTATTATAATAATGGGGCATTAAGTAAAACTGTAATTAATATAAAATGTTTTTCTAAAAAACAATTTAGCTTGATAGATGTTTTGTACATGAGACCAGGTTACACTCTATTATTAGAGTTTGGTCATAGTGTATATTTAAATAATAATAAAGAACTCACCTCAGCAGATACAAATCTTTCTTTACCGGCTTCAGGATTTTTAAATGGTACCAAAACAGTTGCACAAATATCAAGTCTTATTTCAGACCATAGAAGAACAACTAATGGAAATTATGAAGCTATTCTTGGTAGAGTAACTAAATTTAATTGGCAATTTAACCCTGATGGGAGTTATGATTGTCAAATCCAATTAACAGCCGTAGGCGATGTATTTGAATCCTTAAAATCAAATATTTCATTTTCAGGTGAATTAAGTAAAGAAGCAGCATCTGTTAAAAAACAAACAGAAGAGTACCAAAATATAAGAAAAAAAGATTCATCAAAAATAATTCCAGGTAAACAATTTGCTCCTGTTTTAGTAGCTAATGCAGCAAAATCTTTATTAGATAATTTTTTATTCAATGAATATCAAAGGATATTAGATGGATACGCTAGCCTAGGAGGTAAAGGATTTAAAAAGAAACAAGTTGGTTTTTCAGATTCAACATTATTTAATTTTAACGATAATATATCAAGCGATGATCAGGTAGTTTTTAAAGGAGCTTTATTTTTTTTAACAAACTCACGGGGGGATGCTGGTCTTGATCAAAACCCAAGGGTGTATATGAAATTTGGTTTCCTTTTAGCTTGGGTTCAAAGAAACTTATTTCTTTATGATGAGTATGGTATTCCTGATTTAGAATTTGATATGAATTTTAGAGATTTACCTAATGATGATAATTTTATACTAAACATTCCGGGGCAGATTTCAACTGAACCTCAAAAATTACTTATACCTTATAGAAATTTTTCATTTAAAGATGAATCTGGAGGTGTAATTGGGTATAAAAATACCCTAATAAATACTAATTTGTCTGAAGAACAATGTGGGTTTTATAATAATGTAAAAAGCCAATATTTAGGAAGAATTGCAAATGTATATATTGCTACCCAAGAAATAAGTAATATACTATCAAGTATGAAACCTGATGAAAATGGTAATATTAAACTACTAGATTTTCTTGGAAATATAACAGATATGATGATTGAGTCTATGGGTAGTATAAATAAATTTCGTTTTAAAATATCTCAAGATGGTTTAAAAATTAAAATTATAGAAGATATTCCTCAAAGGTTTGATGAGGAAAAAACAGGATTTACCAAATTAATAGCCTATGGGGTAAAACCAGGAATAGAAGGTAGTTTTGTAAGAGATGTTAGTCTCACAGCAGATTTATCAAATGATTTTGCTACTATGATTTCAATAGGCGCCCAAGCTAATGGTAATCAAGTTTCAGCTGATGCTACTTCTTTTTCAAATTATAATGCTGGGTTAATAGATAGAGTTACTCCTGTAAAGGTTAGTTCCCCAGATTTAGAATCTTTTGCTGCAGGTTCTAATGCTACTATTCCTAAAAAGAAACAAGTAGCTAATATTTTAGTAGCTATGGCTCCAATATTTAATTCAATGTACGATACATCCGTATATAATAAGGAAGAAATAGATGCCTATAAAAATAATATGTCTGAAGCCATTTCTTTAGCATTAGGAATCCTCACTAATTCCAATTCAGAAGGTGAACCCCAACTCCCAGCTCCATTTTTCCTCCCTTTTAATTTAAAATTAACAATGGATGGGATAAGTGGGCCTAAACTTTATCAAAAATTTAAAATAAATGATGAAATACTTCCACCTTCTTATGAAAAAGATGGAGTTGGTTTACAATTAACAGGGTTGAATCATAACATTGATGTTGCGGGGTGGACTACTGAATTTGAAACATTATCGGTTCCTGAAAGTAGAGCATTAGGTCCAATACAAGCACCTCCTCCTTTAGAAGATAACACCCCAGTTTACATTGCTGGAGAATCTGGAGGATTCCCCCAACCCCCAGAAGGTAATGAGACATTACAAGAAATTTATGAAAATTATGCAAAATTAAGAATAAGATTAACAAGAATTTATGGGTTTAATAGACAAGTACCACCTGAAACATATGGAAATGGTCAAACTTTAGGTATTATGGAGGTATTTGCTGAGGATGAGACAACAGTGTTAGCAACTTTTGCAACTGTAGAATTACCATGGTTAGGTAATCAAAATAATATTAGTTGTGTACCATCAGGTAATTATCTTGTTAGAAATAATTACCGTCGTCCAAAAGGAGAACCAAAAGCAAATAATAACAAAGCATTTCGATTAGAGGGTAACGAAGCAGGTAATTTTGCAGCAAATCAAATTTATGGTAATGGGTACATAAGGAAGCATGTATTAATTCATGAAGCCCCAGTTGCTCAAAACTGGTTAGCTGGGTGTATTGCTCCTAGTTTTAAATTTAATTCTGGGAATATACTCCAACCTGGAAATACTAGCAAAGAAAATACAGGAACTGGGGGAGGGTGGTTACAACCTTCATTACAAGAAACAACCGCAGCAAATGCACAACTTATTAGCCTGCTACATAAACCCACCAATACCGCATATACAGATGCATTTTTCAAGATGGAAATAGTAAACTTAGGAGGTGTTCCTGATGGAGGTTTACCTTCATTGTTTGGTAGCCCAACAAACCCACAAACTCCTTATAACCTTGCATTATCAAAAGGTTTAATATAAAAACCATAAATAAAGATAAAAATGGCTTATATACCAAGTAATAAAATAAAAACAAACCAATACACTCCTGGGGGGAGGTACATGATAGAGGGTACTAATGAAGATTATGTGGGTTATTATTATGAGTTATATACTGGGGAAAAATATACAGGAAAAACACAAAATGACCCCCCAAATCTCCTTCTTTTAGACTCAGATACTTCAGAAGATCAAATATATGCAGCATCCGATAGTAATAATGCTTATTCTTTTACAACAGTCACTACAGATTTTGCACCTTTCCCAAATCAAAGTGTTGATGGGATGCAAGATATAGCAGATTATTTAAATTCTAGTGAATTACAAGAAGGAGTACGATTTATTCCTCAAATAACTTACAGAAAACCAACAAAAGAAGATTATGATTTAGGGGTATTTACTAGATATTTCTGTGTAAAAAGAAATGAGATTCAATGGGTAGAAGTAAATAAAGAGGTTTATGATAGTATTTTTAATAAAGATAACAAATGGGAATGGCGTTTATACCAATCTATTAAACTCCAATGGACTTTAAAAGGAAAAGAAGATTATGTTTCTAATACTAATAGAAATTCTGTTCTTCTAACTGAAAAGTTCTTTAAAACAAAGGGTTTAAGAGAGTTTTTAAGGGAAGATTATTTAAAATTTTATGCCCCCGAAGAATTAATGAATGTTAAAAAATCAAATAATTCCTTTAGTGCTAAACGTAGACCAACCAAACCAAAACGAAATACTTATAATTAAAAATAAGTTATTTTAATTTGGATACCCTACTTCCTTTTTTTATATTAACTATAAAGTAATAGTTATGTTTTGGTTAGTAGAGTCTAAAGATCAACTTAAAAGGTTTTATAATAGTAATTATAAAGAAGCATTTGTAGAGATAATTCCCTACAATAATAAAATACACCCAACCCAAAATAAAGTTTGTGCTATTTATATTCGTCCGTTATTATCAACAAAAGGATTTATAATACCCATTTCGCATAGTGAGACTTTAAATACTAATATAGACAATATTACTCGCGTATTAACAAAATATAATAAGTTATATGTACGTGATAAAAAAGAATTTTTACACTATTTTCCTTTAAAAACTCTCTTCGACATAACACTCAATTCGAGTACGTATATACAAGAACACACACAAACCCACTCCTACTTCTATAGCAAGATGGGTGATAAAATAGATATAAACCGCATTATTCCGATAGTAAAACATTATGAATATTGTGAAAAAACTTTTCATGATTTAAAAAATAAAATAAATGAACCAATCAACGACTTTTACAACACAAAAGCCTCAGTGGTATTCAACGCCGTGGAGCGAAGTGGTATACGAATTAATAGAGAAAAATTTGAATCGTACTTTCACCCTATCGATGGAGAATATGCCTACACACAATTCAACTTCAAAACCCTCACAGGAAGACCAAGTAATAGATTTAAAGGAGTAAATTATGCAGCTATTTCCAAAGATGACGACAGTCGAGAAAGTTTTATCGCAAGTAATGATTGCTTGTTTGAAATTGATATATCCGCTTATCATCCTACTTTGTTGGCTAAATTGGTTGGTTATGATTTTGTGGAGGAAGACATTCACGCTGCCTTTGCAGAAATGTATAAAGTGGATTACAAAAAAGCTAAAGAACTAACATTTAAACAAATGTATGGTGGGGTGTTTGAACAATATAAAGATTTAGAGTTTTTCAAAAAAATGACAGTATATACTGATGATTTGTGGGATCGTTTTCAACATGAAGGCTCAATTGAATGTCCTATTTCTAAAAAAATATTTTACAAAGATGAGTTAAGTGATATGAAACCTCAAAAACTCTTAAATTATCTGTTACAAAATTTGGAGACCGCATATAATGTTTGTATATTATGGGAAATAATAAAGCTATTAAAAAATTGTAAGACCAAATTAGTACTTTACACATACGATAGTTTTCTTTTTGATTTTGATAAAGAAGAAAAGGATGTGATGGAAAGTATTATAAATTTGTTTAAACAATATAAATTAAAAATTAAAACTAATTATGGAGACACTTACAATTTCAAATAATTCTGTTAATATGTATACAGTAGACGACTTTCAGGAGTTCGAAAACTTAAATATAACAGATTTGAATAATAAATTATTTTGCACATTTACAACATTAGCAGAATTGGATGGGTTATTATCCCACATTACTACTAGCTATGATGTAATGTACAATAAAATATTTGTATTACATATTAAAAGTAATGATGAATATGTTTGTACTTACAACATTGAACAAGGCAATGCAGGTGGTTTGCCCCCTAATACTATAATGGTGCACAGAAAAAAAGATACAAATACATTGTATACTATAAATGCCCTAAATGAATTAATTAAAAAATTAAATGGGGGAGTTGTTGACACCAGATTTCCAATTGACTGGCAACATTATAGAAATACAGTTCTGCTCACCCAACATGATGAATTAAAACAACTAAAAACGAAAATTCACAAAATTATTGAACTTTAGGTTGGAATACCAAACCTAAGTTCTTATATTAATACCGTTATTAAATTAAAATTAAAAGTTATAAAACATGGATTTAAATGCAATTAAAAAGCGTCTCGGAGAGATGCAAAATCAAACCTCTAACAATTCAGGAGGAGGAAAACAATTATTTTGGAAACCGTCAGTAGGTAAACAAGTCGTAAGAGTTGTTCCTAACAAGTACAATAAAGAATTCCCTTTTACAGAGATGAAATTCTATTATGGAATTGGTAGTAAGCGAGTAATGGCTTCTCCTTCAAATTGGGGTGAGAAAGATCCAATTATGGAATTTGCTAAACAACTTCGTGGGACTAATGATAAAGAAAACTGGAGACTAGCTAAAAAGTTAGACCCAAAAACACGTATTTTTGCTCCTATCGTAGTTAGAGGTGAAGAAAGTGAAGGAGTTAAATTATGGCAGTTTGGTAAAGAAGTTTATCAAGGATTTTTAAATATGGCTGCTGATGATGAAATTGGTGATTACACTGATATGGCTCAAGGTAGAGATATTAAATTAACTACTGTAGGACCTGAAGTTACAGGTACTCCATATAACAAAACATCAATTGGACCTTCAATGAAAACTTCCCCGATTGCAGAAGATTCTGAGGTTGTGAAATCATGTTTAGAGGACCAAGCTGATCCTATGAAAGTATTTAAACCACTTACTTATGATGAGATGAAAGAAGCTCTTCAAGAATGGTTAGCTCCAGAAGGAAGTGAAGAAGAAGGATCAATAGTCTCAGAACCTGCTGTTGCTTTTGATAGTGATACTAAAAAATCTAACTATTCATTAGATACAACAGCTACAAATGTAAAAAAATCTAAATCAGCACAGTTTGATGATTTATTTAATGATGATAAAACTGACGATTTACCGTTTTAATTAAAGTTATATGGCAAGAAAGAAAAAATCACTATCGGAGGCAGTCTCCTCAGAAATTAAAGCAAATTTTAACCTAGATGGGTTTAAATCTAAAAAAGGTTTAACATCTAAAGCTAAATTTAAAGACCAAGAATGGATACCTCTTTCTGAAGCTTATCAAGAAATTACTTCAGTCCCTGGTATCCCAACAGGACATATTGTTTTACTTAGAGGTCATTCAGATACAGGTAAAACTACAGCATTACTAGAAGCAGCTGTATCAGCTCAAAAACGTAAAGTACTCCCTGTATTTATTATTACAGAGATGAAATGGAATTGGGAACATGCTATGCAGATGGGACTAGAAGTAAATGAAGTTGTTGATAAAGAAACAGGTGAAATAGTTGATTATAATGGTAATTTTATTTATGTAGATAGAGAAACTATTAATTCTATTGAAGATGTAGCTGTTTTTATTTTAGATTTAATTGATGAGCAGAAAAAAGGTAATTTGCCTTATGATTTATTATTCTTATGGGATTCAATAGGATCAGTACCTTGTGAAATGTCTATTAAATCAAATAAAAATAATAATGAGTGGAATGCAGGTGCAATGTCTACCCAATTTGGTAATAGCGTAAACCAACGTATAGTATTGTCTCGTAAAGAAAGTAGCCCATACACTAATACCCTTGTGTGTATTAATAAAGTATGGACAGCAAAAGCAGAATCACCTATGGGTAAACCTAAATTAATGAATAAAGGAGGGTTTGCAATGTGGTTTGATTCAACATTTGTAGTTACATTTGGGAATATTTCAAACGCTGGAACATCTAAAATTAAAGCAATTAAAGATGGTAAGCAGGTTGAATTTGCTAAACGAGTTAATTTACAAATTGATAAAAACCATATTAATGGTGTTACTACTAGAGGTAAAATTGTTATGACCCCCCATGGGTTTATACTTGATACTGATAAATCCTTAAAAGAATATAAGGATGAAATGAAAGATGAATGGAAGAAAATCCTAGGTGGTGGAGACTTTCAGATAGTAGAAGAAGAACAAGCTTATACTGATATTACTTCTCATACAGACGAGCCACATTAAATTTTGATGCCTGGAGTATTTTTCGTATATTCCGGGCATAAAAAATAATCTAAATGAAACAAAAACAATTATTAGAACTCCTCAATAACCTTGATGAGAACAGGAAGGAAACTGTAGAAGGAGAAAGAATATTAATGATAGATGGTTTAAATCTATTCTTTAGGAACTTTGCAATGATGAATATGGTAAACCCAGATGGGGTTCATATTGGTGGTTTAGGGGGATTTTTTCGTTCACTGGGTGCTGAAATCCGAAGAGTTGATCCTACCCAAGTTTATGTAATATTTGATGGGGCTGGATCAGCAAATGCTAGAAAAAATTTACTACCTGAATATAAATCAGGAAGAGATTTACAACGTATTACTAATTGGGATGCTTTTGATAATAAAGATGATGAAGATGATGCTAAAGTAGATCAAATTGTTAGAATAATCCAGTACTTAAAAACATTACCCGTAAAAACAATAGGATTACCTAAAGTTGAAGCTGATGATGTTATTGCTTATTTATCAGATATTATTCCACAATCACCCAAAGATAAAGTATTTATTGTTTCTTCTGATAAAGATTTCCTACAATTAGTAAATGAGAATGTAATTGTGTACCGCCCTATGGAAAAGGAATTTTATACTGAAGAAACAGTAGTAGAAAAATTCAAAATGTCTCCTACTAATTTTATCTTATATAAAACTTTAATGGGTGATAATTCTGATAAAGTTAAAGGTGTAAAAGGGTTAGGTGAAAAAAAGCTTTATAAGTTATTCCCTGAATTAAGTGAAAAAGATATGTCATTAGATGATATATATAATATCTGTGAAGGAAAATTTAAAGAAAATGTTATTTATGCTAGGATAATCGAAAATATATATGATTTAGAGAAAAATTATAAAATAATGGATTTATCAAATCCTATGTTGGATGAAAATGATAAAAAATATTTATCTGAAATTGTTAAATCCAAAGACTATCATTATATTCCAGACCAATTCATAGCCTTTTATAATGAAGATAAATTAGGTGGTATGATCCGAAATGTGGAGTTTTGGGTTAAAGATGTTTTTGAAAAATTAAAGTTATAAAAATAAATAAAATAAAAGTTATATGACCCTCACAAGTTTAAATCAATATGGTACACATTTCCAAATTAAAGTAATATCATCATTACTTACCCATAAAGAGTTTTTAACTAATATACACGATATTATTAGTGAAGAATATTGGGATAACCAGGCACACCAGTGGATTATAAAAGAAATAATTAGGTATTATGATAAATATCATACTACACCTTCAATGGATATCCTAAAAGTTGAACTGCAAAAAGTTGATAATGAAGTTTTAAGATTATCTATTAGAGAACAGTTAAAAGCAGCTTATGAGTCATCTGATGACGATTTAGAATATGTTAGAGAAGAATTTTCAACATTTTGTAAAAACCAACAACTAAAAAAAGCATTACTTAATAGTGTTGATTTGCTTAAAGCCGGAGATTTTGATGGGATTAAACATTTAGTAGAATCAGCTTTAAAAGCCGGTAATGATAAAAATATAGGACATGAATATAATAAAGATATTGAATCTCGTTTTAGAGAAGATGCAAGAACAACTATTGCAACTCCTTGGGAAAGAATCAATGATATATTACAAGGTGGATTGGGAAATGGAGATTTTGGTCTCATATTTGGTAATCCAGGAGGTGGTAAATCATGGAGTTTAGTAGCTTTAGGAGGATATGCTGTGAGAATGGGTTATAATGTTTTACATTACACATTAGAGTTAGGTGAAGAGTATGTCGGTAGAAGATATGATGCTTTCTTCAGTAAAATCCCAGTAGACCAAGTTATTAAAAATAGGTCAAAAATAGAAGAAATAATTCCTGAAATCCCAGGTGAATTGATTATTAAAGAATTTCCAACAGGACGTGCAACAATATCAACAGTTGAATCCCACATCCGTAAAGTTACGGATTTAGGAACTAAACCAGATTTAATTATAATTGATTATGTTGATCT